TGTGATGGCCGAGGCATATTATTGTTTGGCCAATCTTGCATACAAGCAGGAGAGATTCAGAGAGGCCGAGGTGTGGATTGATAAGTGTTTGCAGCTTGAACTTCCACATTGTAAGCTGTTCGTGAATCCTCGCACATACATGGTTGACAGGTATGACTTGGCGTCGATGATTTACGACCATATCGGGCAATATGACAAGGCTGTCGAACAGGCTGAGAAGGCTTTGAGTGCAGAGGAAAATGAGCGAATCGCAAAGAATGTTCGCATCTGGAAGGAGCATCTAAATGGACGGCCCGATTGATATTTGTTCGCATAAGAGAAGCGGAACACATCTGTTGGCTGCGTCGATCTGGAAGAACTTTGAGTTGCCAGACTTGACTGTCCGCGCAGTTGTGCATTCTGGTAAGAAGTTTGTGATGGGTTCGAAAATGTGGACTACGGGAGATCGTGTGGACATACCGTGGGGAGGGTTGTGGCGCAGCCATAATTTCTTCAATCCTCCGTGGTTCAAGGATCCGAAAAGAGTTTTATATATCATCAGAAATCCTGTGGATACGCTGGTGTCATTTTGGAGGTTCTTGGATCCGTTGTGCAAGGACGATCTTGAGGTTCACTTCGGAAAGGGCCGCGTTGCTTTTTGGTTGAAACATGTAAGGGGGTACACGGATAATTGTCGCTGGGTACGATACGAGGATCTTGTTGGCGATAAGCATGATGAAGTTCTTGATCAAATTGCTGAGTGGTTTGATCTAACTGCGAGGGTGGACACGTACCAGAGGGTGGTTGGTCGCGTTGGTTGGTATTCGTCTGAGTCTCCCGTGAAATCGAAGCGTCCCACTAAGACGATCCTCAGAATGATTGAGAAGAATTTCCCCGACGAGTTTCTTGGGTATTCAGTTGATGGAGGTTGATGATGCCGAGTTGTAGGCCGGATGTGATCCCTGCTGTGTTGTACAAGTTGATTGAGATGAGCCCTAAAACCATTTTGGACGTTGGAGCTGGCCACGGCAAGTGGGGTGTTTTGTGTGGCGAGTACCTCAAGTACTGGAAGAATATAGAGCCGGTGATTGATGGTGTTGAGGCATTCGAAAAGTACAAGTCTCCTGTTCACGGTGTCTATCGCCAGGTTTTTTACAGGGACGTGACAGAGATTATGCACATAGTTGGGAATTATGATCTTGTTCTTGCGATAGATGTTATCGAGCATTTGAGCAGAGACGATGGTTTAAAGTTGTTGGATGTTGCAAAGAGCTATCTTGTGTCGACTCCTGGGTATTGGTCGCCCCAGGGTGCATGTTTCGGTAATGAACATGAGACACATATTTCAAAATGGTCAACGGACGATTTTGTTAATAGCCAGTTAATTGTTGACCAAGTTGGACGCAACCATATTTTAGGGTGGAAATGATGAAACTGTTGATACTGGACAATTACGAAAGCTTCACGCTTGTTCCGCATCTCAAGAGTCGGCTTGAGAGCGAGCATGAAGTTTTCAAAATGGGCAACCTGTTCACTGAGCAGATGTGGCAGATCTTCAAAAATGTAGGCCCAGATGTTGTCTTCGTTGATTTCTGCAATGAAAATGCAGTCACGCTGACACAGAGAGTGAAGGAGCTACCACAAAAACCAAAAATTGTTATTCGGCTGCATGGCTACGAGGCTCAGAGCTGGTTCATGGAAAAAATCCACTGGGATGAAGTCTCGGACCTTATTGTTGTTTCGCCAAAGTTCAAAGAAATCGTGGAGAGCAAGATAAGTGGGGTGAATGTTCATGTCGTGAACAACGGCATCGATCTAGAGAAATTCACACTGGGTACTGATTTCGATCTCAATCAGGTAGCGTATGCTGGATATTTGAACAAGAAAAAAGGGCCGACGCTTCTCAGAACGGTGATGGCATCGCTGCCCCTGAAAAAGTTCCATGTGGCTGGCACTCATCAGGATGAGCAGGTGCGGCTGTATTTCGAAGCGTTGAAGCTTGACAACGTGACGTTTCACGGATGGGTGGAGACGCAAGAGTTTCTCAAAGGGAAGCAGTTTATCCTGTCCACGAGTGTCACGGAAAGCTTTGGCATGTCGATAGCGGAGGGGATGGCCATGGGCCTGACTCCTGTCGTGCATGGGTGGCCAGGGGCTGAGCTTTTGTGGCCCAAAGAGTGTATATGGAATACTTTTGAGGAGTTGAATGACATTTTGTGGACACCCAGAGAGCCCGCGTGGTGCAGGGAGTGGATTGAAAATCGTTATTCGATGGACAAGTGTATCGATCGAGTTGTAGAATTGTTGGGTCTTTCTGATGAATGAGGCACGAGAGGAGACCGATGCTATGACAAGATCAAAAGATAGTGATCCTTCGCTCAATCCTGTAATAGAGTTACTTCGGGTGGTTAAGAAGGATGTCGGAAAAACCAAGGAGACTGTAGACAACATGAATCGCGAGCTGGGGGGTGTGCAGGCTACATTGAACTCAATGGAGAAGAGGAACGTTGAGAGAGATAAGAAGATTGATAGTGTTCAGACGGAGCAGCTGAGTTGTCCTGCGAGGGCTGGATATGGTGCTGTGAATGCCAGGTTGAAAAAACATGATAAGGCCCTATTTGACAGTACTGGCACTGTCAATATCCCTGTTGTGCCTGCTGTTTCGGCGGCAGCGCAGTTTTCTGAAAGCGAGATATCCTTTAAAGATGCGCTTATAAGGATGCTGCCAATCATAGCGTTGTCATTTGCTTGCGGTGCTGGAATGTTGGCGATTTTGTGGTATCGGATGTTTGGGGAGTAGATGCTGAGTTGTTCTTGTCGTCTGTTGATGATAGAATTGGTGTAAGGAAAGAGAGCCATGATATTTTTGCCAAATCCGCCCCAGGTCGTTTTGCAGGTATATGCCTTGAATCCCGATGGCTCTCGGAAGTTCAACATAACCTCGGGGACTGTGCGTGTGTTTCATATTGCGGCTGGATCTGAGGTGGATGATCTGGCTGTTGTTCCGTTGGCCCAGGTGGGGGTGACGAACAAATGGCGTTACGTTTGGATGACGCCAACGCTGTCTGCGGGGGAGTATTTTGCAGAGTATATTATGCAGGACAGTGCGGGGGTGACTACGAAGTTTGCCGAGGATATCAATGTCAAAGATATTGCGAAGCAGTCGACGTTGCTCTTGGTGCAGTCTGATGCTGATATTATTCGGAAGGTGGAGACGGGGCGGTGGAAGATTATAGGCAACCAGATGATCTTTTACGAGGACGATGACGTGACGCCATTCCTGACGTTTGATCTCAAGGATCTGGGTGGTCTTCCGTCAATGGACGACGTTTTTGAAAGGATTCCAGTTCCATGAACAGGATTGTTACCAGAGGTTTTGGCCCGAGTCATCTCGTTGTGACGCGGGGATATGGGGCTGTGAGTGTTGGGCCTTTTTTTAAGAGGATATTGCGTCTTTGTTCGTGCATCGGACGCGAGATGAATTTGGTGTCTAAATGGAAGACCAACTGTGCGTGACATCGGCTATTGCGACGGATCTGGCTTTGGTATCGGCCATTGATGCAGACGGCCAGATGGATATTGTGTCCCCTGTCTCAATGGTTTTGAGTGTCGTTTCAATGATTGAGTTAGAGGAAGTGTAAAATGGCGTGTGATACTTCGTGTGATGGCCCTGATAAGTATTATGTTGGGGATGTTGGAACGCAGCTTCTCGTCGATGTTTGTAGTGACATTACGACGGCCACGCTTGTTGCGTTGGATGTGACAAAACCAGATGGCACGGCTGTTCGATGGGTGGGGACGGTATCGGACACAACGAAGATTTTGTATGTTGTGGCGGTTGGTGACTTTGATCAAGCTGGGGAATACAGACTCCAGTCTTATATTGAAATGCCTGGGTGGATTGGACACGGGGGTACTGTAACCTTCAAAGTTACTGCTCTGGGGTGAGGGAATAGTGGCAAAGCGATACCGATATCGAAAGCCTAAAATGTCGACCATGTCGTCTGTTCCCGCGATCTACGGGTTGCATTCGTATGTAGATATGATGAATACGCTGGTGCGAGATGTGCCGAAGCGGATTGACCGTGGGCGTATGCTGTTTTTGCTTTCGATGTCTGACTTTGTTCGTCGTGCGGTTGAACGGCGCGCTCCTGATATTAGGCTGGGACAAAAAACGGTTTCATACGCCGAGCATTTGCGGATTGGCATTGTTGATGGTGCCCCGTCAGACCACGATTCTGTGGTGATCTATTTTGATAACCAGACTTTGTTGCTGGACGCGGACAATATGGATGGGAAGGCTCTCTACTTTCAGGCGACGCAGGAGTCTCCGAAGTGGGTGAACGTTTTGATGATCTACGGCCCGTGGCCCGCACACTTGGTCCCTGTGGCGTCGAGCAAGATAAAGGCGAGGGTGATATCCCGTAACGCGCGCGAGGACGAGCTGAAGGCGTTGTCGGACCGTATCTACGCTCACAGGGGTGAGATTGAAAGTGCTCTCAGGCGCGCGGGCGCGGGGGATGTTAGTATCGAGAAAACACCGAGTGCAGTGGGTGTTGTGGTTCACGAAGATGTGGGTTACAATATTCTTCGGACGGAGTTTGGTTATGACGGTGAGAGTCAGGTTGCTCATTGGCGCCCTGCTCTTCGGGAAATCAAGGATGCGATGCCTGATCTGATGCGGCGATATTTGATATATCTTCAAACTGGGCGTGAGAGTGCATTTGATTTGCCAAATAATGTGGCGAATGTTACAGCCACACAGTTGAACAAGAGTGATGCGTTTGCAAGAACGCTCGCTCCATTTGCCCCAAGAGGGTAGTTGAAGGTGGAATGATGACAACAGGTGAAAAGTTGGGAACCTTGGATCAGACTCTGACAGGGGTCGAAAACGAGCTTCTGAGAAGGAAGGTCGCTAGGCAGGACGATACGATAGATGGCGCGCTCGACATCATTAACCAGGCAGCAGAGGCAGGGGCGATTGCCCTTGACAATTGTGATGGCTGCGACGATGACGACGGCGATGGCGGAACTCAAGATGGTGGCGGCTCGGATGACGATGGCGGTTCGGACGATGGCGACGGCTCGGGCGGCGAAGACGATTCGGACGGCGGAGACGCAGAAGAGTAGGTACGAACTTGAGTTCGCAGTTGGTGGTGCATGACAGTAATTGGCACGGTCAATCTGCGGGACTGGGACGAGGGTTGCATGAAGACCCTCGGTGCCGAGATAGAGCATTACATAGTCGATGGTGAATCGCGGGCGATCTATGCTTGCGATGTTCCTTACCTTGATTCGGGATTTCCCGAGATAAACAACAAAGTTCCGTGTCAGTTCCAGGATCCCGAGGATGTGTACCAGGAATTCAAGCTGCCGTGTTTTCAGTTTCGTCAAAATGACTACACTCCAGCGTTCGATCGGCACCCCTGGTACACCTGGGTTGCGCGTGCACCATCGAAGGATGCTGAGAAGGTCACGTTGCCCGATGGGACGGTGGGCTATACCAAATATGACAATCAGTGGCGGGCCACTCAGTTTGACATGACCTATGATTGTATGGTGATGGGGCGCAGAAAGCAGGAGACGCTTTTGATGTTGCACTACGCGCTTCGACACTTTATTGCGCCGTGGTTTATATTCAAAGTAGTTGACAGCAAGGGTGATGTGCGAGAATATGATGCAGGAGAGGTTTCAATTTCCAACACCTCGGAGCTGGCCGATATTGCGGAGAGGACAGTGAGCTACACGATTTCATTTACAGTTCGAGGAGAAGTTGATCTTCATGACGATCGGGTATTCCCTGCGTTGATAGGCGATCCGCATGTCACTTACGCCAAGTTTAATCCTGCAAACCAAGGGGTCGAGGAAGGCTCCTGATTCGAGGTGAGGAGGTAATATGCCGTGGTTTTACTATTCAGGTCCTACGCCTAAATCGATGCCTGTGAAGAAGGGGGTGTCGGTTGCGGTGCGCCCTCATTCCAGGGTTGAGATTTTCGAGCCTGGCGTTCGGGAGATACAGGCGCTCCAGAAGAAGGGGGTTCTCCGTCGGACGGGGCCACCTCCGCGTTCGGAGCGGCCAGTTCAGGGGGTTGTTACAACGTCTGCTGATATCAAGGCCGTCACTCCGAAGTCGGATATGGCTAAGAAGATTGCAGAAAAGGGTGTGACGACCGACAAAGGGCAGGCCCCGAAAAAGCCTGCGGGTGCGCCCGAGATGACAGAAGGTGAGTTGACGGTTGCGGCCCAGGAAAAGGCTGAGAGAGACTCGCCGAAAAAAGATTCAGAATCGGATTCTGTTGTTGTGTCCGATTCTCCTCCTTCCGGTGTTGATGTTGTTGAAGCGTTGTCAAAAGCTGATGGAAGCCCCGATGAGAACCCAGGGGGCGGTGAAAATTCCAAGAAAAAGAAGAAGAAAAAACGCCACAAATAGGGTGGTTTGACAACACGGAGACGAGCAATGTCAGAATACACACATCCTGGTATCTATATCAAGGAAGTTCCAGGTGGACCTGGTCCGATCAGTGGCGTCTCGACGTCGACTCTTGGCCTGATTGGGTTTACCACGAAGGGGCTCGTAGACGAGCCGATTCTTTGCACGAGCTATGCTGAGTTCGTGACGAATTTCGGAACCTTTACCGAGAAGGGTCTGACGCCGACGATGGCGTATGCCTTTTTCCAGAATGGTGGTCAGCAGCTGTATGTCGTGCGTGTCACTGCGAGCGACGCGGCCGATGGTCTTTGGGATTTCTTGTACTCGATCCCGAGTACGGCTCCTGATGACTTGGGCAATACAGTGGAGGCGAGCGGCATCTATTCGTTGCAGCTTTCCAATCCTCCCGCGAAGCCCACGACGGTCGAGATCACCTTCAATGCAGCAGTCACAGATAACGTCTTTACGGACGCTGCTGGCGATGGTGTGTTGACGGCGACTGGTGGCGGTGGGTCGGGTGGGACTGGTTTTGTCGATTACACGACGGGTGAGGTTTCGATTACTCTGGCGGTTCCAGGCGATTACGCTGGTGGTGCGAACGACATCGAAGCGGTGTACGACTACACCATCTTCCGCTTCCAGATGAAGTGGCCTGGTCTTGCGGGTAATTATTATCGCGTGTCGATCGTTCCTGGGTCCAGCGATTATCTCACTGACGCCACGGCTTCGTATAGCCGGTTTACGGTATTGGTTGAGGAAGATACTGACGCGGGTGTGACAGGGACTCCTTCTTGGAGCACTGTTGAGCAGTTCACGGATCTGGACTTCTCTGACACAAACAGCAAGAACTACATTGCCACAGTGATCAATGCCGATATAGGCGGATCGGACTACATCGAGGTTGTCGAGTACGGCAACGAGATGGATCCCGAGGCCCTGGCGGGTGTTTCAGTTTCGGCTGAGGACTTTTCGGCAACGATGGTGCACTCGGATGCCTCGTCAGTAGTGACGCCTGATTACTACAACGGCAAATGGAAGGGTTGGGACTACGAGCTGACGAATGGCTGTTTCCCGACGACCTTTGATGCGAGCTTCACGTTTGCGGAGGGTGGGCCTTTGATGGCGACCATTGTGGGCGCTCTGGCTACGGCTGTTGTAGTTGGCCCAGATGCCTTCGACACGACCTTGCTGCCGCTGGCGATGGATCCTGCTGTTCCTTCGGTTCTCATTTCTTGCGAGCTGACGGGTGTTGGCAAGACGAACATCATCGACACTGGCGTGGCTGGTCCTGGCAATCTGGTCGAGACTTCAACAGGTGTTGTAGTGGGTTCGATCGATTACACGACAGGTGCAATCACTGACCCGACGGGCGTGACGGCGAATACTTTGGATGTGAGCGGTGCTGGCCTTGCAGACACCTTCGCGGCGGCTTCGACGATTCACTGGGTCAATGGGACTCAGATTGGAACGGGCGGTGGTGCGGCGACGGCGGCAATCACTTCTCCTGGGACGGCAACGACACCTGCGGCGATTACGCCTGGTAGTGTTCGTATCTCGGCGCGCACGGGCGACGTGGCAACCAACACTGGTGTGACGATATCGTTTGCTTTCGCAGCGGGTACTGTGACGCTGGCTGATTCGACCAATCCATTCGGAAGTACGGCTGTAGGCGACATTGTGACGGTGCAAGGTGCGACGACTCCTGGTAACGACGGCACATTCGTCGTGACGAGTGTTGCGGCAGCCCCTGCTTCCATCGATTTCGTGAATGCTGCTGGTGCAGCCGAAGCTGGTGTGGCCGCTACCCAGTGGGATACGCTTGGTAAATTCTTCGACATCGAGGATACGGGTGTTGCGGGTGCTGGCAACCTCGTCGAAGCTGGGACGGCGAACGCCGTTGGTACGATCGACTATACCACGGGCCAGATCAGTGATGCTGCTGGGACCACGGATGATACTCTGGACCTGACGGCTTCCTCGACTACTTTCGCGAGTGGCTTCCCGATCTATTTCGAAGCAGCGTATGCTGTTCCGGTGGCGATCGAGGATGATGGCGACGGTAATCTGTCGGTTGCGAGTACGCAGGCGACGGGGTATCCGCAGAAGTTTGGCCTTGATGCCAATGGCACCAATGAGGTCACTTACACCACGGGCGCTTTTACATTGACGTGGGCGTTGACGGGATTCCCGTCGGCCGGTCCTGCTGGAGCATCCGCACAGGTGGCTTCCTACTACACCTATCCCTCGACGAGCATTGAGGGGCAGATGACGGGCGGCCTGGACGGTGCGGCCATTGCCTCCAGTGATGTGGTTGGGGCGTCTCTCGCGGCCGACCAGAGGGGTCTGTGGGCGTTTGGCAAGGTTGATGCGCTCATGCAGCTGGTCGCTTCTGACTTCCAGACCGACACGGTGGTTGCTGATGCACTGATTACATATGCCGAGCTGGTCAAGGATAAGTTCGTGATCCTGACTGTTCCGTCGGGACTTACTCCGCAGGAAGCGGTCAACTGGAAGAAGTTCCAGTTGCAGAAATTCACTTCCTACGCGGCGCTGTACTACCCACACATCAAGATCATCGATCCTGTAACTGAGGTGGCGACGGACGTTCCATGTGGTGGTCACGTAGCGGGCGTGTACGCGCGTACCGATATTTCGAAGAATGTCGGCAAGGCGCCTGCGGGCACGAACGATGGACGGTTGAACTGGTCCATTGGTCTTGAGCTGGATCTCACGCCGACTCAGGTGGGCGTTGCTTATCCAGAGAAGATCAACTGCCTCGTGCAGTGGCCACACACTGGACGATGTGTGTGGGGTGCAAGGACCCTGGATATTGCGGGCGGTGAGTGGCCGTTCATCCAGATGCGGCGGCTGTTCATGTTCGTCGAGAAGTCGGTCTTCAATGCGACACACAGCCATGTCTTCAAGAATAATGGGCCGCCATTGTGGTCCGCAATTCGGACACAGCTTACGAGTTTCTTGCTTGGGTTGTACCAGGCGGGATATTTCGCTGGAACTAGCCCCGAGGAGGCGTTCTACGTTACGTGTGATCGCACCAACAACCCACAGAATACTGTGGATCAGGGGCTGGTGTTCTGCGACGTGGGACTTGCGCCGAACAAACCAGCTGAGTTTATCGTGTTCAGATTTCAACAGAAAGCGTTGTCATAACGCATAGATAGGGGAGTTTGATGACTACAGGGGTCAATCCGAATATTTCTATTCAGGAGATCTACTCTGGCAATAAATTTCTGGGATTGCCCCCAGATGGCACTCCTTCAGAGGAGACGTTGTACCGTGGTCGTATCCAGAAGTGGATCGGCGGATCGGCGGCTGGTGAATGGGCCGCGCCTGAGCTGGAGGGGATGCGAGTAGAACAGGTCTGGTGGTATTTTGATTGCTCAACAGCTCCCGATGTGTCAATTTATCTTGTTGATGATGACGATGTTGAATATCTGATTCACACGGAGACTGGCTCTACGAGTGGTTCGTATGTGCAGACGAATCATGGCTTCCTGGTCCCACCCTCATTTAAGGTGAGAGTAAAAACTGACCAAAATGTCGATGCTGAGGTATCGGTGGCAGCAGAAGATACGGGAGTGACTGGAGATGGTATAACGGCCACTTACAATCTTCAATTGGTAAACGGTCGTGTGGATCCTGGCTCTGTTTCGATTACTGCGGGCAGTGTTGTTTTCACGGATCCAGCGTCGGATGGCATTCTTGTTGGGGCAGGCGGTGGCGGGGGGTCTGGAACGATTGATTACCTCACTGGTGCAGTTGTAATTACTCTCAATACTCCTGGGAGTTTCAGCGCGGTGAATGCTCTGGCGACGTATGACTACGATCTTATTGGCCGGGTCGGTCTCGTTATTGGCAATGGGTGGGGTCAGACGGTACCGAGTCAGACTGGAATAATTGGCGAAGAAAATCTGCCGCCGACCATGGAGCGGTCGCCGGTTTAAGGAGAAGAAAATGTCACGAGCAGCAGTCGATGATCTGATGCAGGGATTTCGGTTCCATGTAACAGCTACCAAATCCGATGGGGCAACTCCCCTGGTATTTAATCGTCCAGGTGAGTTTGATGGAGCTGGGGAGGCTGGGTTTCAGAGTGTGTCGATCCCTGAGCTAACTGTCGAAGCTGTTGAGTACCGCGAGGGTACTTTTCAGTGGACGCAGAAGTATCCAGGGCCACCCACCGTCTCTGACGGCACTCTGATGCGCGGTGTAGCGAAATCGGACACCACGTTTTATGATTGGGTCCGCGACTCGGTCGACGGGGACGAGTACCGTTGCGATGTCACGATCTATCATTATCAGCGGACTGAAATGGCATCGGCCACGCAGGCCGAGGCGGGAGACGATTTCCGTCGCATTGAATGCAAGAACTGTGTTCCTACGCGTGCCAAGCCTGCTGGTGATTTTGATTCGATGTCGGGGGAGGTTTCCCTGGCTGAGGTCGATTTCTCCCTGGAGTCATTTGACGTATTCCCGAAGCCTGCGTAGCCAAGGGAGGAGAGCGTTGAATGGCACGGTCGCGCATTGCAGATTTCATGCAGAACCATCGCTTTTGGCTTCTGGATGTGGTGCCAAGTGCGACGTTTCCCTTTCTTGTATTGGGCGCTCCCATTCTGGGGTTTCAGTCAATAACTACGCCTGAATACACAGCTGAAGTAGACGAGATCAAGCAGCTTAACTCGATGTACAAGCGCAGTGCGTACTCGGGTGGCGGCGTGGCGCCGATCACTTTGACGCGTGGAGTTCTTGGATACGATGACACGATGTGGCAGTGGATGATGCGTGCGATCCGTGGGTTCGACATGACGAATCGCAACCTGCTGCTTCTTCATTTCACGAATATTGGTCACACGGACGACGAGATTGGTATTGCAGCCTGGGAGTCAGCTGCGTTTTTGCCTGGAAAAGCCTGGCTGTTGTGGGATTGTATTCCTACACGGTACAAGGCGGGATCTGATTTTGACGCCAAGGGCGGCGAGGTCAGCATTGCGGAATTGGAGATTCAACCGTGGGCGGTGACGGAATTTACGCTTTTGTCGCCACTTTAGAGAGACCATTGGTTGACAAACCCGTTATAGCGGGTAACATATCTGAGTAGATGATGTTTGAAGGGAAAAGATCATGAGAAAATTGATTGAGAAATTGGGCAATGCGATCGAGGGCGATGGGCAGGTTGAAGATGGCGCGGAGGATTCTGTATCTAGTGTGCCGAATGTGATGCGAAAGGGGTTGGTTGAGGAGCTGGGGGATGCAATCGATGGTAAGCCCCAGGACGAGTCCACAGATGCCAACACTGTCGATGCGGCTGCATCTCTGGCCGAGGCGTCCAACCTGCTTGATGAGGAGGCCAAGACCGAGGGTGCGATCAAGGCTCTGCGCGACACTGACTACAGAGACCAGGACGCGTTCTTCAAGATGGTGCAGCTCCTCAAGGGGCTCGCCACCGTCACTAAGGAGGACGAGCAGGCCAAGAAGTACATGGCGGCGGTGTCTGATGCGCTGACCACGGCGGCCAAGAAGGTACTTGGCGAGGACGCCGATGGCCTGGACGAGGCGAAGCGCAAGTCGCAGGGAGAGATTCGCATCTTTTCCATGGGGGGATATGGTCAGCCCGAGAAATACGAATACAGCGTCAAAGAGCGCCAGGATAGTGGCAAGACGGCGCTCGCTGACAGGGGATCTGCTCCGACGGCTCGGAAGGCATTCGACAAGGCGTTCAAGGTCTGCAAAGACGACTATGGATGGGAGTAAATCATGATCACAAGAACGAAAAAACAGTTGCTCAGTGAGATGGTTCAGAACGCTGGTGTAGACCCCAAGAAGATCCTTGGTGATGATGCTGAAATTGAAGGGGATCCCGAGGAGGCTATCGAGCCAGTGGCAGAGGCCATGTACAAGGTGCCACGCAGCAAGAAGGATCTCGCGCCCAAGACCCCTGCAAACCTGAAGAAGCGGGCAGATCTTGCCAAGAGTGCGGTGGCGCACGTCGAGGCTGCGATCAAGGATCTGAGTAAGATTCCTCCCCTGGATTTTATGGGCGACATTTATCACTTCTCCGAGCTGTTGGATCAAGCAATCGGTGGTGATGGAGGTGGTCTTAAGTGGCTGGCCAAGGCGTACGATAGGGATGCCAAGAAGGGAAAATGATATGAGTCGCAAAGATCTGATAATTGAGGAGATGGTGCGGAATGCGGGTGTTGATCCTGGGCGCATCTTGGGCGGCGAAAATATCGGATCCGAGGAGCCAGTGGAAGAGGGCACCGTCAATTTCAAATTCTACCACGCGGCTAAGGATGCCGAGGATCGCTTCGAGAAGGCTCTCAGAAAGCAGTACGGCAAGGACTACCAGGACAAGAGGTACACTGGGAAGGGTTTCAACAAGGAGACCCAGGCGGCCTACGATGCGTTCCTGAAGGCCAGTGATGCGTGGCGCAATGAGACGCGTCGCGCGCGCGGGGAAAGTGTCGAGGAGGATAAAGGATTGTTGGGTGGGGTGATCCACATTATCAAAATGGGCGAGGATCGCTGGGTCGCTCGGATTGCCAAACCTCTGGGGGTTGCGTTCAAAGATTCCTTCAAGGGTGCGAGTGGCCATGAGGCCCTGATGAAAATGGCCAAGGATTGGTCCAAAACTGGTTTTATGGAGTAGCGAACTCCAGTTCGCGGGAGGAAGATATGGATTTGAACAGTTTGAAGTCGAAGAAGCTGCTTGTCACGTTGCTGGCGGCGGTTGGTATGGTCGTAAACTCGCTGCTTGGCAATCCTGTGGACGAGAAGACGGTCTACAGCGTGCTGGGTATCCTGGGGACCTATATCCTGGGCCAAGGCATAGCCGACCACGGGGCGCAGGGGGCAGCGAAGGCCGCAGAGCGGTCGATCAAAAAAGGCGCAGAAGTTGCGGCGGCGGTGACTGGTGTTCTTGGTCAGCGTCACGGCAATGGGCAGCCGGTTATCCACGATGATGAGGATGACGACGGTCCAAATTGGGATGATACATCCGAAGAGGACGAGGAAGATAAGCCGAAGGAGCTGCTCGGATGAGAGATCTACTGGAAAGACTGACGACAGAGGGTGTTCTTGGTGGCGGTATTTCTGTTGCCTATGTGTACAAGCTCCTCCACAAGATCCTGGGCAAGGATCAGTTCGGCAAGATCACAAAGAAGGGCAAGAGCATTACGATCGCCACGAAGGTGGATGCGGGGATGGACGGCCAGAAGCAGTTTGATAAATTTGCGGATGAGATCCAGAAGAAGCATCCCGATGCGAATGTGGACCATAAGTCTGGTGGCAAGGTGTGGACGATCCATCTTCCGTAGGAGGCGACATGAGGCAGTTGATTGAAAGGTTGCGGACACTTGGTGAGATGACGAATGCCGAGGCTGACAAGCTGGAGAAGGATGGTTTTGACCTTCGCAAGTGGGTCAAGATTTCAGGATGGAAGCCCGAGGATGCCGAGCCGAGTTCGACCTTGATTGAGTCGCCAGACGGCTACTGGTTTCTTTATGGAGAGTTGGTGATTGATGCCGAGGAGGTTGAGATTGCTCTAGTGGCGCATGTCGACAAGTTCAGTCTGGCACAGCAAAAAGTGATGAAATCCAAGGGGATGAAAATAGATAAGGGGCGCGATTCCTTGGCGAGCAAATCGGTCAAGGTTGGTGATGTGCGAGATGTTAAAAAGGTCGGAAGCACTATCAAGAAGGTTGTGAAAGAGATGGCAGCGATCGTGAAGGCGGTCGAGAAAGCAAAATAAATAGTGGCTGAATCTGTTCCCAAAGCGCCAGAGGTTTCTCCTCAAATCGTAGCCACGGAAACGGGCATGGCGATGGTGCGTGATCTGCTCCTGCGGATGGGGCGGATTAAGCGAGAGCTGGTATCTCCGAAGCCAACTGGTACGTCGGAGTATTCGATGATGTTGGTGGGTTCGCTGTTGAACCGTCGTCATCGTGACATTGGGACGATACGGATTTATGTGACGGTTCCTGCGAACGGTGAGAATATCAAGTTCACGATCGAGTGGACGCGACATGCGTTTGGGTTCTGGTATCGCCAGGAGGTGATTTTGAAGGACGCTGTGGATGATCCTGAGCATGCGAACGTGCAAAAGCTGAGGACGGCGTTGGATCCGATCCAGTGGACGGCAGATGGAACGACGCGAGTGAAATCGATGAATCGGATGTTCAAAAAAATAAAGAAGAGCCGAGTGCGGGATCGAGCATCGCGCGCGGGCTTGATGGTGGGATGATGCTGACGAAGATTCAACTGACTGTAGCGATACGCTACAACGCTACGCAGTGTGGGAAGCTCTACGATGTGGGCGATATGCCGTGGCCGTGGTCTGAGGCGAAGCCAGATTTGTTTGCGTGGGCGACGGCGAATTTTCAGCTGGAAAATCGGCTGACGGTTGATGGAAAGATGGGGCCGAAGACGTTCCGTGCGGTCATGAAGGCCGAGGGCGATACGTCTGTGGAGGTTCCGATCCCTCCGAAGGATCCGAGTTTACCCAAGCCTCCCACACCTCCTCCCTATGGGAAGCTGAGTGATTCCAAGTTTTCAAATGCGATTATCGTAGATGGTGAGCGCGTTGAGTTGCCGTCTGAGTTTTTGGCGGCTGGTATGACGGCCAGCAATTACCTGGAGGATGACGAGCCCCATTTCAAGCATGGTGAGCGCGTTGGTGAATTGATCCATTTTGTGCTGCATGAGACTTGTGGTAATACGGCCCAGGGATGCAAGAACACTCTCAAGAAAAAAGGATATGGAGTGCAGCTTATTCTGGCGCCGTCGGGTCATCTTTCTTGCCATGGCGATCTTGTACGCGATCGGATGGTCCATGCGAACCAGCTTAATGATACGAGCTTTGGTATTGAGATAGTGAATCCGTACAATCCGATATTCGTGAACGACAAGGCGATCTGGTACAACACCCTGAAGCGGCTGTGGTGGACGTGGGTACCCGCTCTGAAGACGAGGAAGGGTATCAACAAGGGCATACAGTCCCTTCTTAAGCGCAGGGGTTTGAAGGCGGTTCCCAAGCGTTACGTTACGCCGACTCCGCCACAGATGGCGGCGATTCGGTTGTTGGTGCCGTGGTTGTGTGAACTTACGAGTGTTCCTTATCGCTTCCCTACCAAGGGGCTGAACAAAAAGAAACGAAAAATTGATGGGCTGACGATGAAGCCAAGGGGTCGCCCTGGGCCAGGCGTTGTCGCGCATCGTGATTTTGCATCGCACGCGGACGGGCGGTACATACTTGAAGATCTACTGGTCCGCAAAGGATAGAATCAACATGTGTCGCTGAGGCGGCCAAAAAAGGAGAGAGAGAAATGACTAGAAGAAATGCAGCAGACGCACCGTCGGCCGACAGTATTCGAAACGCTGGTGCAATCCCGCAGGCTTCTCAAATTTCGAATGATTCGAATTCGGAAGGAGAGTCCGTGGCGGCTGTGCTCAACAACTTAGGCGACAAACTTCGTAAGACTGTGACGGCCCTCGACATTGTCACGCTTAACGACGAGCAAAGTGTGGCCCTGGGCGGGGATGCTCTCCACCAATGGGCTCCCGTGACGGCTGTCGTCCAGATAACGGGCGTGGGTGGTACCATCGCAGGAGATGCACAGATCACCATCGGCATCACGACTGGTGGTACGGAGATCTTGGCGGCGACGGCATTGACAGGGGCTGTCACCATCAATGAAATGCTCATTATCGATCTGAGTGCAGTGGCCAAACCTGCGATACCTGCCAATTCCACCGTCTTCGTGAAGGTGACTTCGGCGGATTCGACGGGCACGGCTGGTTCGCTCGCGAGCGTGCATCTGATGGGCGAGATCATTGATACTGCTTCCTAGAAGCAGTTGGCTGAAGTAGTATGAAGGGGGGACGGCAGCTTTGGGGCTGCCTCCCCTGGATCTTTGTGTGACTGGTTTGATCAGGAGGACACGATGGACGAACGGTCGATGAGGGAGATGCGATATCTGGCTGGGATGGATATGCTGTTGGAATCAGGCCCTGAGAATGCCGAGGAGATTGATGAGGAATCTCAGGCGTTGGCCGAGGCTGTTGTTTCGATCAATCAGAAGCTCAAAGATGCCGAACAGGCTTTTCTGGGCAATGTGCTGGTGGTTGCGAGGAAGTATCTTCGGCAGCAGAACAGGGGACTCAAGATGGAGGTGATCCGCATTCCTCCGATGGGCGGAGGCGGATCGATTGGTGGTGTTCGTTTTGTCGGTGATAATTGGCAGCTTGATGCAATGATAGATCGCAAGGGTGATAAGTGGGAATTTTGGAAAGTTGGCCGTATGTCGGTAGGGATCTCTGAGCCTGTCGAGATTGAGGATACGGCCAAGGTTCACGATCTTCATCCTCAGTCGATAGCGATGGGGCTCAATGCGCTCTATGGTGCTTTGGTCGAGAAGAATGAAGAGGCTCGTCATAAGGCGAAATGAGGTTATTGATGAGGGATTTGATCGAGAGCCTGGGTAAATTCATCGCCGAGAGCAAGGCGAAGAAGGTTCGGAAGCGTCGCACGCGCAAGCGCGCAAGTGAGGCCGATAAGATGATGGCCAAGCAGATCGGTGCGGCCATGAAGGCTCGGATCTCCGAGATTCCTCGCATGCTTCCAAGAGGGTGGGTCATCACTCAAGCATTGGCGCTGGACAAGCAGATCTTGGGCAAGCGCGGCGAGGCATACATAGGGAATGAGCTGGAGGCTGATTATGGATATCCAATCGGCATCAGCGACGAGTTGATCGAGACGGCCACTGCCGACTTTGGTCTGTCCTGCTATCCCTACGGGAATGGTGATGGTGTTGTTTGCAGTGTTACGGTGGACAACTTCAGCCCAGATGAGAGCGACCCTGGTGTGGTGATGGTTCCCGTGCCACCGAGAGATGGCATAACGATCGAGGCGGAGTGGAAGCGTAAGAAGAAGGCATTTGATCCGAGCAAGAATCTCTGGCCTCTCATCAAGACGGTGATGAAGGAGCTGAAGAAGCAGATGCCAGAGTACGATGAGTTGGATCCCGACTATGGCAAGAGCGAGACGGAGCGGTACTTCGGCAGCGAGTCCGCATATTGGCGATGGAAGGAAGGCTGATGAAACATCTTACAAACCAGCTTCAGGATTTCATTGCGGATGCACCGAATCCTGAGCGCAGGAAGATCTTGTCGGCGACCGAGGAACGGTTGTTTCGGTCGATGAAGACACAGGGAGAGCGGGCCACGAAGGGGCGCGAGATCGGCAAGACAGTTTTTGAATCCAAGGTCAAGGCTGGGGTGTCGTTCCTGATGATCATGGAAGGACGGCATGCGATGTCGGTGGGCGCGCAGGTTGCTCGTCGTTTCAATGGGGCTCGTGATGTGGATTCTGTCGAAGTTGTAAAGACCAAGAATGGTGCGTGCGTAATATTGCGCCCGAAGGCGAATGCGGATGCGTGATCTGATCGAAGGCAGACGTTTGCTCATGGAGGACGGTAGTATTACTGTGTTTGGTTTTGTCCGTGGGAATGCGTTGGACTTTGGTAGGATACTGAAAAGATTTATGCCCAAGAGGGGTGCTGTTACGCGGATGAAGAAGGCGCAGTCGGGAGAGTATCACGTGGTTGGCACGACGATGTTTAAGTTGGTTGGCATGGAAGAGTTGATCAATGCTGCGACGGCTGCTGGGCAGAAGGGCTCTAATGGTATGTGGACCGAAGCCAAGCGGTACATGAGCTTCGTTCCAGGTTTTTTGGAGAACGTTTCAAAGGAATAGAAAATGAAAAAGATCATCGAAAATTTGACGGCCAAAGGTGCTGAAAATCTGGAAGAGGCGAGCTTCGACAACAAGAAGGTCTATAGTTCATTGAAGGTGGCGATTTCGTCAGCTGGTTCTGCGGTCAAAGCGCTCAAGTTGATCCCACCGTCGAAGTGGGGCAAGGCCAACAAGAAGGAGTCCCGAGAGATTGACGATCTCATCGTCAAGCTCAACCAGATCAAGCGGGACGCTACCAATCTCGCTATTGGCGTTGGCGTTACGGCTGGCAGGTAATTATGCGGAGGCTCCTCGAAGAGAAGGCCAAGAAGGGTCTGGAGAGGTTCAAGGAGATCCACGGGATCGTAAGCACGGGTGACGGCTATGGTCTTGGTTTCTCGGAGAAGGAGCAGAAGTGGTACGGCTGGAGTCATCGGGCCATAGAGGGTTTTGGGATCGGCGACATGATTTTCGAGGTAAATTTCGGTGATGACAAGACGTTGTTTAGGCAACATGGCAAGAAGCCTATAAAAAACATGGATGACGCCAAGGAATCTGCGCGGAGATTCGCAAAATACGTGTCATGAGGACGCGAAAGGATGGTGTGATGCGAGATGTAATTGATAAAATGCAAGCTAAGAATATCGAGGGGATCGATGAGGCAGCTTCAGGTGCGGCATCGACGCGGCTGATCAAGTCTGCCACTGACTTTATCAAGAAGCAGGCGAAAGAGCTGGACGGGCTCGCTGGAGGGATGCAGTCGCGGGCCAAGAAGGCGAAGAGCTGGACGGTTGCGAATGGTTTGTATCATGCAGCATCACGGATCGAGGACCATCTTCGGCGCGCGGTCGACGAGGCGGAGAAGGCAATCGAGAGCATTCCAGAGGAGGGAGCCTCGGACAGCGTGTTCCGTGACTGGGCGATGCGGATGAAGGACGGTTACTATCGATGACGACGACATCGGGTAATATTGCGGGCACTGTGCAGCCTTTTGTTGTTGCGGGCCACGGGACACGTCCGTGGCCGTATGGCAGCGCAAGGGTCTTCAAGATTGACGAGATCAAGCCTGGTAAGAAAAAGAAGAGGGAGAAGCTCTACTACGGCCAGGTGGGGATGCTTTATCTAAACACCAGGGGTCAGGTCCAGGAGGCGTTTACCGAGCCTGTTGGCAAGAAGGGCGACAATCTGTGGAAGATTCCTAGCCTGGGCAAGATTGGTGTATGGAGGACCGTGCGCGGGAAGCGGCATTTCTTTCCCGTTGATGGGTCCAGTCCTATTCCTAAGATTCGTGGCGGTGAGGAAAAGAAGGGCGCGCCCAAGGGTGCGAAGGCTCAGGGTGGCGGGAGTGCTCCCAAGAAAAAAGGAATCCTGGGCAGGATCATGGACAAGATCTCAAGCGCGCTCGGGGGTGGCGGTGGGGCTGCATCCAAGGTTAAGGATGTAAAAGGGCCGTCCAAGAAGTCTGGTGGTGCGAAGAAAACCAGTGGTGGCAAGGGTAAAAAGGGCAAGAAAGAGAAAAAAGCGGAGAGCAAGATCCCAGGCCGCGACGATACTTTGAACCAGACTGATAGTATGATTTTGAAGGCCAGTCGTAGCAAGAGTGGCAAGCGTTTGATGCCTGCGCTCAAGGGGATGCAGGCTGCATTGAGATCTGATGATCCTGTTGCGTTCAAAAAGGCTGAAGCATCTCTGGCCAAGGCCACTAAAAAGCTGGCAAAGAAGAAAGGTCGCTAGATGCTGAGGCGCCTTACTGACGAACTGGGGTTCGTTCTTTTAGAGTCAGCGGGGCGTTTCAATCTTGACATGCGCGCGTACGAGGATGCGCTTCGTGATGAGATTGATGATTTGTACGCTTGGTCTGAGCGGCGCCATGGCGAAGGGAATGTCGACTTCGACCCCGACAAGGAATTCAAGGTAAGATTTACAGATTCCCTCAAGAATATGCACAAGCTTGGCAGGGGGTTGGCGCGGACCGTGGACAAGATTGGACGCGATGTGAATCTGACGGTTCGTCCGCAGTACAGCACCGACAACATATATGCGCCAGTGACTCACGCGTATGTGATGGTCCATAAAGGGAGTAAGCCTGCAAAAAATGCCCCTGGTTTTACTTACTTTGGGCCGCGCGAGGTTGACGACGTGTTGGACGCGGGGGATTCTGACTTTTTTGATGATCAGGATGTCGAGATTGCCTATTTCCAACTGGTGAACGAGATTCGTCAGCCTGGCAGCACGCTCAAGGCTGGGAAGCCTACTACGGTCTACACGGCTCGGCCCGCGAAGGATCGCAGGATTTATCAGGGGGTGAAGGCTGTCCCGTCGGGTATTTTTGTGACGAATAGTCCAGACCGTGCCGAGGGGTTTGGGCGTGAATTTGGGGGGACCGAGGGTAGGGATTTGTGGAAAATTGTGGTAGATAGTAAGAATCTCGTGCAGACGCTCAAGTCGGGGCGAACGCGCGATTATCAGATCGTGGGCAAGGGCAAAGTCCCGATCAAGAGTATCGAGCGGTTGGCTTGATGAAAGGGTAGGACGATGAGCAGAATCAATGATCTGATGGAAAGCATCGAGACGGTGATGGACGAGGAAAAGTGGAGCGCCTAGGTGAAAACCAAGTGGAGTCCGCCCGAGGGATTTTTCAAGCAGGATGCGGGCAAGATTGCATCAGGTTTGATGAAGGAGTCCAAGGATCAGGCCCAGGCCATGGAGCGTCTCAACTTCTACATCAATCGCGCGGGAAAGAATCTTAGTGCGGAGGATAAGGCCCGCTTGGAAGATGCGAAAAAGAAGCTGGCTGCGATGGGGAAGGATGAGAGCAAGGAATCCGAGAGCGACGGCTCTGTGGAAGAAAAGGGCGACGCGGAGGCTTTGGCCGAGGCGATCGGCGAGTCGCTGATCAATCGCATGGTCAAAGCGATGTGGGAGGCGCCCCAATTTCAAAAGTTGCTCAAGGCCAACGAGAAGTATATTGCCAAGCGTGCAGGTTTGGAGGATTCCATACGGATGGGCGTGAAGAATGCGCTGATCTTGGCGCTGGTTCAGGCTGATGCGTCGCTGAGTGGGGCGCTCAGTGGTCAGGCGAAGAAGGAGACGCGACAGGCTGTCGCCAGCGTGTAGGAGGCAATATGGGTGCTATCAAATGGGAGCCCAGGCCATTTCCTGCGAAGGTTCTACGAGTTGTCGATGGGGATACTCTTGATCTGATGATCGACTGCGGATTTGGTGTTCATACTCGACAGCGTGTCCGTCTTGCCCGAATTGATACTCCTGAAGTTCGCGGTGAGGAGCGTCCCGAGGGTATCAAGGCGAAGGCATTTGTGGAGGATTTCCTTCATGGCATTTCACAGGTGCTTGTGACTACTCAAAAGGACAAGGGGAAATTCGGCCGATATATCGGTGAGATCGTGGTCATCCGTGAAGGCGAAATGATCAACTTGAGCGATCGGCTCCTGAAAGAGGGTCTCGCAGAGGAGTACAAGGGATGAAAAAGCTGATCGAGCAGAGGTTGGATCTTCGGAATATTCGGAAGAAGATGGCCGACGACAACAAGATTCTCCAGAAGCACAAAAAAGGGATCATCAAGTGGTTCACTTCTGACGGCAGGAGGGATGAGGACGAGGCCGAGTCGTTCTTCAAGGCCATAGTGAAGGCCAGCAGTGATCTGTTTCGTCAGCGTCGGCGTGCTGTTTTGCAGAATATCGAGGATGGGACGATTCGATAGAAGGAGGGTAAGATGCGAGAATTGATCGAGAGGAAATCTGCTGCAAAGAAGTCGGTTGATGGACAGGACATGAGGGAATCATACTATAGCGCTTCGGACGGAATATATGGGATTGAGGGAGCGCTAAAAAGCAATGTTTTTGACGGCGATTCCAAGTTGCATGGTGCGTTCAAGAAGCTCATGAAAAGCTTTGATGAATTCGGGAAGCAGCTCAATGCACGCTATGATTGGGATTAGTCGATGAAAATTCTTACTGCAAAACTGGGCGAATTTCTGGAGGCGATCGAACACAAGTTCGTCGACGCCAATGCGAAGCCGAATCTGAAGGCGATTGCCAAGGAACTGAAAAAAGTCCTGTCCAAGGACTACAACGTCCAGGCGTGGAAGGACGATGAGGTTGTCAACGCGCAGAAGGGGTTCCGTGCGGCCGAGATACGAGTCAGTGGCGCTGGGATCGATGTGCGGTACTGGAAGGATGTCAACAAGCGTGGCGGCGCTCCAGATGCCCAGGAGCGGTTCAACACGCGATCGAGCGGGGTTGTGCATGTAGGGGATAGTGATGTTCTTGATGCTATCGCGTGGATCAAGAAGAAACTTCGGTAGATGCGGCCTCGTT